CAGGGAATTTATACTGCAACACACACCCCCATATGCAAGGCGGGTTGGTCGCAGTCGAGATGAGAGGTTCAAGGGCATAACTATCCCAATAATCTTCCCAGTCGCGCTTAAAATAAAGTCGCAACACAGAACAATCAAGTGGCTGGATCTCTTCCAACCCATCAAGATATCGTTCAATCTCGAGTTGATGTTCTACGGACACACCGTACAAACGCTCTACGAGAAGGCGGGTTCGAGGACCCACCGAAACATCTACGATTGACGTACTTAAAGCTTGTCTCAGCCTTTCACGCTGCCATTCATCATAGTTGCCTCGCAAGAGATTTGAGCTGGGTACTCGGCATGTAACCCGCAGTCCATACCTTGCCAATGAGTCCAAAATAGGACAGCCATTAAACTGATGCTTCATTGACAAGGATTTGGCCCTAAGGAGCGCAAGAAGTCTATGCGACTTTGCGCCGGAGTAGGCACCCGTGGTCCATCCAAACTTAACCAGAGCTTGGACTGGATTCGTCACATTGATTTGCTCAACTGGATCGAAAACTAAGCCACAAAAGGAAGCTGTCTCAAGTTCCTCATGTTTTTCAAGCTTAATAACCAACCCCAGAGAGTCGAAATCTTCGATGGTTGGGGTCTTACCATTGACCACAAACAAACCATCATCTCCCTCCACCACACCTTTACAGGTGGATCCAATTTCTGAACAAAGAAATAACATAAACATCAAATTTGAAAACCCATTGCCGAGTGACGTACACATCTCTCCAGACATACGGGTAGCATTTACATCAACAGCGAAACTCCGGAAATTACAGGTGTTTCTTCCGCCGAGGATCTCGCGACAAATACACATAAATTCGTCATGACAATCGAGATTCATGGTCATATAATCATACAACTCAAACTCGACGGCGTTCATCAGTTCCGCCGTGAAAAGACTTTCAAAAGCAGTAAAATCGGTGGCTACGTATTTACATCCTATTCCGTATAACATATCCGATATGTACTTCGGCCTCAATGCAACAGGAACACGTTTAATAAACCACTCCAATTCAAAAACTGCTTTCTCTATTAATTTGAAGATCGGTCCGACGACACATTTAAACTCGTCAGAACGCGAGTTAATCGCCCTCGCGTGCTTAAGCTCTGGATAAGTTTCATCCTTACCAAAAGACTTACAGGCCCGATATTTCTTGTTCGACCATATATCGCCTCGCATGTCAGCATGGCATTTTGCTAACTGCTCTTTTCTCTTTAATGAGTAATTGGTCAATTCTAACCAACTGGCGACACTTAAATCTGAGCCCCGATCTAATGGGGTCAAATACTTCCGCACCCAATGACGTACAAAATCTTTCAAACGCATAAGTTTTCCGTCATCAGGCCGGGGAGGTTTTGAGGCAAACCTTTTCCACACACCCGCCACGAGCGTGTACATATCATAGTTATCAGGATGGGGCAAAGCTGCTCCATCGCAATGAACACCCAAACTAACCTGAATCGGCCTGCGAACAACTTCGCGAGATTGCTTATCGAATAATC